ACTAAGGATGAAGACTATAAAACAGTTTTAGTCCGTACGGACGAAAACCTAAATGGTAAAGATTTAGGTGGACGTCCAACAGAAGATGTAATGTTAAATGTAGATACTTTTAAGAATTTATGTATGTTAGCAAAAACAGATAAAGGTAAACAAATACGTAAGTATTATGTAAAATTGGAGAATATTTATAATCAAATAATTAAAGAAGAAATAGAAAGTAAAGATAAATTACTAGAAGAAAAAGAAGAATTATTGCTTGAAAAAGAAACTCAATTACAAGAAAATGCTAAATTAATTAATGATTTAGAACTGAAACCAGAAACAGAAGGATTTAGTAGCAGAATACCAGGTGAAATTTATTGTATACGAGATAAAACAAAGCCTGGGCATATGAAAATAGGAATAGCAGATAAAACTGTAACAAGACTAGATCAATTAAACGTAGGTTCTAGTACTCATTCTTTAGAAATGTATGTTAAATTTGAAACATTTGATAGGAATTTAACAGAAAAATTAATCCATCATTCATTACATCCATTTAGAATTAGAAATAGAAAAGAGTGGTTTTATTTTGGAAATGATATAGAATTAGCCTATGCAATCAATACAATTAAAAAGTCATTAGAATACACTAAACAATTTGACATTAAAAGTCATACTCATTTTAAAGAATTAACAATAAACTTAAATGTTAATATGGAATTAATTAAACCAGAAGTGATAGATAATATACAAAAAAATGAAGAAAATAAAGTCAAAGAACACGTTGAAAAAATACGAAAAACAAATAAAAATACCATACAACAAAGTGGTGCTCAAACAGGAAATTTTAAAGGAGCATCTTGGGTTAACGATAAAAATATGTGGAAGTCTCAGATACGAAATAATCACAAAAATTTTCATCTTGGATATTTTACTGATGAAATAGATGCAGCTAAAGTATATAATGATTATGCATCTTATCTAAACCAAACTGAGAATACAAATTTTTTGTTAAACGAAATACCTGGATATGTCACAGTACCTAGAAATATACCAGAAGAAAACAAACGACAAATTGCAGAAAAACAAACTTCAGAGTATACAGGTGTGAGTTATGATTCTAAACGAAAGTATTATGTTGCTGGTATTCGATTAGCTGGTAAAACTTACAATTTAGGAAATAATCATCAAGAAGTAGAATGTGCAAAATTATATAATCAACAGGCACTTTTCTTTAACAACACTCTAAATACAAAATATATATTAAACGATATCCCTAATTATATAACTTTACCAAAAGATTTTCGTATTGATATACTAAATAATAAAAATGATAAAACGAATACAAAATCAAGTAAATTTTATGGTGTATCTATAACTACAACAAAAAAATGGGCAGCTAGTTATATGCTAAATAGAAAAAAAATACACATTGGAACTTTTAACACAGAATTACAAGCTTGTCAAGCATATAATCAAATTGTTATTGAACTTAATAAAAATGGTTGCAATTATAAGATTAACTTTAGCGGGCAAGGTAAAATTAATATAATTTAAACAAGATCTTACAAGATCTTACAAGATCTTACAAGATTACTTGAATATTATATTCAATCAATATAACATTTAATTTCTTAACTACCCTTTTGATAAGCCAATAATCAAACCATCCATTCCCGTATTTGTAAGCATTTGAATTGAATTTTGAAATTTTATTTTTATATTTAAAAATTGCCTTTTCAATTTTATTTTGAGGTTTTAATTTTAACATATTATCTAAATCTTTTATTTCTTTGATACTTATCAAATAAAATTTACAAGCGTTATTGTTGTTATATACGTTATCTATATTATCAACGTTATCATTGTTATCTGTATTATCAACGTTATATATGTTATCTATATTGTCATTGTTATCGCTGTTATCACTGTTATCGCTGTTATCACTGTTATCGCTGTTATCATTGTTATATATGTTATCGCTGTTATTTACAAGAGACATTATAATATAATTATGCAAAAGAATAAAAGATTTAGATAATTATGCAAAGAAATATAAAATATTAAATTGAGTTTTTTTTATATTTATAATATACAAGTATGTCTGATACCTTTTCCGATTTATATACAGATGATTTTTCACAATATATAATACCCCCACAAGTCATTACAAATGTAAAATATGTAGATCCATACAATCCATATTCTGAGATAACAGATAAAGACTCAAATACAATTGTATTACCAAAATTAGATAATTTAAAATTATCTAATATAAACGTACTGGATGATACGACATTTTCAGAATGTTTAGATTTGCTGTTATTTAATTTTAATATTTTATCACAATCTGGTGGAAAAGTTTGTACAATATTTTTTAATAAAATAGAAGAATTCTTTATACATTTAAATTTGATAACATTTCAAATAGACATATCAAATGATATAATGATTCAAATACAAAATTGTATAAATAATAATCCTAGTGGTATAATAATCTTACCAGTCAGACTGGATTTCTTAAATATCCAGCAAGAATATAATCTAGATTTAAGTAAAGAAGATGTAAACCAGAACGTCCACACAGCGCATTCCAATTTAATTATTATAGATAATACTTGGAAAACTATAGAATTTTACGAACCACATGGAATTACTTTAGGACATGCATATTCTGACTTTATACAAATACCACAAATTTTAGAAAAATTTCTAAAAACATCATTTTCTAGTATAGATAATTATTCTTTTGTAAATGTATCAAATAGTTGCCCTATTGGAGCCCAAACAATACAAGGTATTTACAACGCTAGTGCTGGACATTGTCTTGCTTGGAGTTTATATTTTATAATGGTAAGAATTCTAAATTTTAATTTTGTACCAATTGGAAAAAACATATCACAAACAATTAATGAAATTATTACAAAAGAAACACCTCAACAAATTGATTCAACTATTAAACGTTTTTTAACATATATACAAACACTTGGTGTATTACCTTCACGAGTTATGATGCATATTAATAAATATAATTTGCAATATTTTATAGAAAATAAATCACAAATTGAAACAAGACTCCGTAATCTTATCAGACTATATTTTATGAATGCAATCTTTTATAAACGTGATTTTAAATTAATCTTTGAAGAAATAATATCATACAAAACATTGCCAAATTATTATGAAATTTTTATAGATGAATTAAACAAAACACATGATAATGTAAATATAAATGATTACATCAACTTTGATTACGTCCCTTAGACCGATACATCAACGTTGCCCCCCCTTATATTACATCATTTTCTCGCAAATACTTCCAAGTCCTACTACCTATCTTTACACGTCTTCTAGTTAATGGATTTATTATCCACACACCTTGAACTTGACCTTGAACTTGACCTTGAACTTGAACTTGAACTTGACCTTGAACTTGAACATTACTTAATTGTATTGTATCTTGCGTGTTTAATTCTGTTCTACACATTGGACAAATATTATTATTCGCATCAACGTGACTTTGTAAACAATCTTTATGAAACACGTGATTACAATGTAATCGAAATTGGGTGTCATTAGTGTCGTTAGTGTCGTTAGTGTCATTAGTGTCGTTGGTGTCGTTAGTGTCATAGCAAATACAGCAATTATATTCTCTATTTATGAAATCTTCAAATGTTATATCTTCATCGGATTGCTCATTAAAATTTTCTGCAAAATCAATATAATTATAATAATTTTGTAAAGTAACTGATATTCTATCATAATCTATTGAATATCTATCTATTTCAAAACATCTACTTTCATAATATCCAGCTGGATAAGTTTCATTTGACACAGATAAATCTATAAATATAGAATCTATATTAACCATCATATAGTTGTGAATAAAATTATTAAATGTTTCTATCTTTTCTTGTTGCAAGTATCGTATCAAACAAGAAACCCAACTTTGATACATCACGTATACAGTATAACTAGGATCATCTCTTCCTCCTGGTTCATACATGTAAGGATTATTATCTAAAAAAGAATGAAATGTTAACAAGATAGTTTCTATACCCATACTAGATGTCCATTTTTCAAATTTACTATCACCCCATGTATTTAAAATAGTCGCACAACATTTACCATTTTCATACATGTTTGGATGTATACGAACACCATCGTAATTTACAAATGTAACTTCTGGTGGAGAATGAGGATAATTATCTGGTATTTTAAAATTTAAACGAACAAATTTATGCCTATAAATACTATCAATAGGGGCTTTAATAATAGCAAAAAGACGACCAACATCATTTTCGTCATAATGAACTATATAATCGTTTTGTAACAATTCTCTTTGAGTTTGTTGTAAATACAATTGTCTTATTTCCTTTTGAAATCTTTTGTTTACCATATGATTCTTATCTAATATAATAACTATTTATTTAAATAAAGAATCAATTTATTTTTTAGCTGCTAATTTTCCACGTTTATACATATCATACAATTTTTCTTTTATCATTTCTTCTTTCATTGCTTCTTTACGATCAGCTTGTTGTTTTTGTTTTTGTGTTTGTTTTACGATTGTTTGATCAGGTATATATATAATATTGTCTTTTAATTGAACACTCCAAGTAATATTTTGAGCAGTATTTATAAGCATTATATAATCTGGAAACATCACCTTCATCAATAAACCACCTGTACGAAATTGTCTAGTAGTTGTATTATAATATTTGATCCAAGTCTTGAAAATAGGCAATTCTTCTAGTATTTGTTTATCCTGAATCGATTTTAATGAAACACAATTTTCTAACCTTTTTAAAATATCATCTCTTGTAAAATTATCTTGACGACTTCCATTAATTGGCTTTTTATAATTTGATTCTATTAAACTTTTATAAACAACTTTTTGTTGTTTTTGTTTTTGTACCGTAGTAATAGTTGTTGTATTTTCTGTATTTTCTGTATTTTCTGTATTTTCTGTATCCGAATAATACTCATCTGGATCATCTGGATATTCAGATCCAGTAGCAGTTGATGTATTTTGCTTTTCAATTATATATTTTACTTTTGCTTTCATATTGCAATAATACAATAAATAAAAAGTTTCTCAATTTTTATTTATTTTCATTATATATATGCTATATTATATATACAACATCCTTTACGATTTTATTTATACAGACATTAGTGTCGATGAAATAATACCAGGATTATGGTTAGGCAATTATAAAGCAGCTCTAGATATTGATTTTTTAAAGCAAAACAAAATTGATTTAATTATTAATTGTACACCAAACATTCCTTTTATAAACAATGAAAAGTCTTTAAATATAGAGACATATAGAATTCCTGTAAATGATAGTTTACTAGAACGAGATTTTATACTAATGGAAAAATATTTTAAAATAGCTATACCAATGTTATTACAAAAATACACTATTGAAAATAAAAAAATTTTGATTCATTGTCATATGGGTAAACAAAGAAGTGCAATTTTAACAGCAGCATTACTAAAGGTCCTAATAGATAATAATCATATTCATTTACCAGAAATACCAGAAAACATAGGTACCTTACCGTCGGCTCGGCAAGGTACCTTACCAAATGTTTCGGCTCGGCAAGGTACCTTACCAAATGTTTCGGCTCGGCAAGGTACCTTACCAAATGTTTCGGCTCGGCAAGGTAATCAAAAACAATTTGAATATATTTGCAATTATTTATTATCAAAACGCTACCAAGTATTTACATACGGTTTACGTATTAACTTTGAACCAACTTATAAACGTTTTTTTAAAATTTTTTAAATTTTATTTTATATTATATACTTTATATATAATGTCAGATGCTCCTAAATTAATAGAAAATTATGGTTATGTACCATTTTATTTGTTTCAATGGATTGTTTTATTTTTACAAGTATACATGATATATAATTATAAAACAGTAAATGAGTTGTTTGATAAATATTTTGACAAAAGTGATAATCAACAATATATTAAAAAATCAATTTTAACATTACCTCTTTTATCCATGATTTATTATGATATTAGATACAGTAGTTTTTCTTTAAAAAATATGGGAGTAGATCCAGCATATAATGATACTATAAAACAAATTTTAAATATTCTTGGGTCATATGCTATCATACAAATTTTAAGTCAAGATACAGGTTTAAAAACTACAATATTACAACGTGATTTTATGCAAACACATTTATTATTTATATTTATTTCTATAGGTATGGCATATAGTGTTACACAAAATAGATCTCAATCTATTCTCGCTCTCATTTTATATTATCATTTGAAATATGTTGTTGGAAATAATGTAACATATGATTAATTAATAAACTTTTTAAAACTTTTTAAAACTTTTTATTCTAAATATAATATAATGGAAACTGTATCAAGAACTAAGAAATATTTAGATTATATGAAATATTATGAAAAATTATACTTGTTAAAGGATAAATATAAAAATTACGTTTACACAACTAACCAATCAATGTTTAATAAAAAAATATTATCATCTGGAATTGAAGGCACAGTATACAAATCTAGTTTTAAAAATAAAGGGGGGTCTAGTTTTAAAAATAAAGGGTGGTATTTATACAAACAAATAAGATCTCTCGTTGGATTTTTTGTAATAAAAACAATAAATTTGAAACGTATACAGTATCAAAAAAATATACACGAAACAATGTTAAATACAGTTCCCAAACATGTATATAAATTATTTCATAGTACCGATTCTTATAATAAACCAAGTTTAATAGAAATAATATCTAATACTTTAACTAACCAACTTGTATTTCAAAAAATCTGCCCACATTATATTTTAAATTACAACTGGGATTATGAAAATAACAAGATAAGATTATATAATGAATATGCCACGTATGGTGATTTTTATTCATGGAGTAAACAAGAACACTCTGATGAATTATGGTACAATGCATTATTCCAAATAATGGTTGGACTCTTGGCTATCAAAAGATATTTTAATATGATACATACAGATTTCCATTTAGGAAATATACTAGTAAACAAGGTTACACCCGGTGGATATTGGGTATACAAAATAAATGGACACAATTTCTATTTACCAAATCTTGGATTTGTATTTTTATTATCAGACTTTGGATTTGCATGGATTCCTAATAAATTATACGTACCATGGCATTATACAAATACTCTTCGTTTTATTACAACTAGATCAATCCATTTTTATGACATTTTAACATTTATAACATCTATAAAAAAATTACCATTACCTGAAAAATTTTCAAAAACATTACTACACCATTTCAAACGCAATGATACTCTTGTTTTTAAACGCACTTATTATAAAAAACGTTTAAATTATTATAAAAGTAAATCAAATGGTAAATCCAATGGTAAAATAAAATATTACAACGAAATTGTAAAAAATTATTCCAAATATAGAAATGTAAAAAATGATACATTAGTTACAAAAATATTTAGTATTTTTTACAACAAATACAAATATAAAAACAAACACGAAAAATGCATAGAAAAATATTCTTTGGATAAACATTTTGTTAAAAATAAACTTGCAAAAGTATTTCAAAAATTAATCGTTTAATCAAATATACACCCATTCTTTACAATCTTCACAATCGTCTCTTATAATACACTCTGGAAAATCTTGTTCCCAATTTGGTATTACATGTTTTATTATATATTCAATCCTATGATTTAATATAGATTCACTGTATCCAAGTTTCTTTTTAGCATCATATAAACAAGTATAACCACTATGACATTTAGTATTAATATAATAACCTAATGCAAAACAAGTACTACCACAATTCCCCATATATATCGGATCTGCATTATGTCCAAAATGATATATATTTTCATCGTACCTTGTGTTTTCATCGTACCTTGTATTCTTTAATTTATTTACTAAATTTAAATAATGTCGATCACCAGGTGATTCAAATACAATTGCTTGTTTATTATACAATATACTTGATACACTTGCTAAAATACCTCCTAAAGAATGCCCTGTGAATATTATTGTACTCGTTTCAAAATCGATCATACCTTTTACTTTTTCAACTATACTTTTTACTATATTTATATAATTTAATTCATAATTTAAGCTGTTATTATAACATTGTTTACAACAAGTGTATTTATCAACGTTGTCGCATAACTCGCATTTTTCAAATAAACTACTTTGTTTATAAAAACAACACGAAAAAAATAAATTATCATTGTATTTATCACTTGATGATGTAGATTTTATACTATTTTCAATTTTACAAGTATTCAAGTTCGCGTTACTCGCGTTACTCGTATTACTCGCGTTACTCGTATTTAATGTATTCCAATATAAACTCGTTCCCTTAAATGCTATAACGCCTATATTACGTTGTTTGTTTGTAAAAAAATATGCTTTTACAGTATCATTTGATAAACTTATATCGGTAACTTGATCCAATGTTGTATTTATCCAATTTGTACTAGTCATTTTATAATATACATTATGCGACATAACTGCCATCTCGTATACAGTATTGTAATTTATACTCGTAAACAAACCATTAACAAAAGTTAATAAAAATAATACATACATTTATTAATTAATATTAAATTTATAATAATTAATAAACACGATTTTTTGATTTTTTAATTTTTTAATTTTTTAAAACCACAATCTTCTTCTTACCAAATTTGGTGTTTCTAAAGTCATAGTTGAAGTAGTTTCTGTTGAAGTAGTTTCTGTTGAAGTAGTTTCTGTTGTAGTAGTTTCTGTTGCAGTAGTTTCTGTTGCAGTAGTTTCTGTTGCAGTAGGAGTTGGTTCCGGACAAGGGGTAGTTTCTACTGGACTTGGAGTTTCAATGATAGTAATTTCTCTAGGAACTTCCTGAGTTGGTTCCGGACAAGGGGTAGTTTCTACTGGACTTGGAGTTTCAATGATAGTAATTTCTCTAGGAACTTCCTGAGTTGGTTCCGGACAAGGAGTTTCAATTACTGAAGGAGTTGGTTCAGGTATAGTAATTTCTCTTACTTTTGTACAAGGTGCAGTTTCAGTTAAAGTAAATGTTTCAGTTTCAGTTGAAGTTTCAGTTTCAGTTGAAGTAAAGGTTTCAGTTGAAGTAAAGGTTTCAGTTGAAGTTTCAGTTGAAGTTTCAGTTTCAGTTGAAGTAAAGGTTTCAGTTTCAGTTTCAGTTAAGGTTTCAATTGAAGTTTCAATTGAAGTTTCAGTAAAGGTTTCAGTTACAGTTTCAGGTGGTAAAGTTACAGTTTTTGTTTTATAACAATAACGTGGTGGTGTACTAGGTAAAATTGGGATAGTAATATCTCTAATGTTTGTTGTAACAATAGGTGTAGTAGTTGTTACATTATATTTGACACATAGTGTTGTATTTTTACGAGTACAGGCAAGGACAGGTGAACTTAGGAAAAGGATTAATATCGATGATGTAATTTTAAACATTTTTATAAAATAAACGGTTTTTATTTTTAAATCGATTTTTTTTAAAATAAAATTATTCATTAATGTATTTGTATTTCATATATTTATCTATAAATTGTTTAGGCGTAGATATGTGTGCATTTCGTTGTTGTTTAATATTATTATAAAATTTAAAGCGATTACCACCAATATAACAAATTCTCCAACCATCAGATGCAGCATTAATAATAAACAAATATTTTAGTAAAAAATTTAATAGTATATTACAAGTGTACATTTTAATATGACCTTATAAAAAAAATATAAAAAGCAAGCGTGAACGCGCAATATATATGATACAAGATATGATACAAGATATCTAACTTAAAATAAGATATGATACAAGATATGATACAAGATATCTAACTTAAAATAAGATATGATACAAGATATCTAACTTAAAA